AGAGCTGTCAGATGCTGTCAAGGCAGGTAAGACCATGAAGCGATGGAGAACCATCATTGACGGTCGAGAGAGGGAATGGCACGAAGAAGTGAACGGTGTGACCATCCCCATTGATGAGCCTTTTGAAGTCAACGGTGAGCTTATGATGTACCCACTGGATGACTCTTTAGGGGCCGGTGCTGATAACATTGCAAATTGTCGGTGCTGTGCCGAGTATATATAAACCGTTCGGAGATGAACGTTAAAAGCGCAAAGTGCAGAGACGCACGTTAAAAAACGCACTATTCACAACCGCTAGAGACAGCGGTATACCAAGTTTCGCAAGGAGAATTATGGACGAGAATATCAAAGTTACTGAGAATGCCGCTGAGAATGTCGATGACACTCCCAAGGCTGAGACAAAGACTGCCGAGGAACAGCTTGCTGAACTGCTTGCAGAGAACAAGAGGCTGAAAAAGGCAGTGGACAAATCTGCTTCTGACGCATCTGGTTGGAAGAAGAAATACATGGATACTCAGAGTGAGTCTGAGAAGCTGTCCATGGAGAAGGCAGAGCGTGATGCCGCTATCCGAGAGGAGCTTGAAATGCTCCGCAAAGAATCCAAGGTCAATAAATTCGCCAAGTCATTTATGGGTCTGGGTTACACCGAGGAGATGGCAACAAGAGCCGCCGAGGCACAGTTCAATGGTGATGTTGATGAACTGCTGAGAATCCAGAAACAGCATACAGACAACATCGAGAAGAAGATCCGTGCAGACCTTATGAAGTCGATGCCAGCTCCGGCTACTGGTAATGACGATGAAGTCCATCTCACACAGGAACAGTTTGATGCGATGTCATACAGAGAACAGCTTGAACTGTATGAGAAACATCCTTCTGTGTACGAAAAATTCACAATATAACAATTCGTTAACTCCGGCTCTCAATCGTGTGAGAGTCGCTAACCCACAAGAATTATGGGAGGATCTAATATGTCCGCAGTATCTACTACTAATGGCACATATCTCGCCAACCTTTTCAACCCCCAGGTTGTTGGCGATAGAATTCAGAAAAAGCTTTTTGATTATGTTCGTTTCGCTCCTCTGGCAAGGGTTTATGACAACCTTGAAGGCCGTCCGGGATCGACTGTGACTCTGCCTTACTACAATTCCATCGGAGCCGCCACTCTCGTTGGAGAAGGTCAGGATATTCCGATTTCCCAGCTCACTGAGAGTACAGTAAGCGTTACAATCTCCAAGTATGCAAAGGGCGTACAGATCACTGACGAGGCAGTCCTCAGTGCCTATGGCGATCCTATCGGCGAGGCTGTTGACCAGATTGCACAGTCCATCGCACAGGCATATGACAATGCTATGCTTGCGGCTATGGGAACATCTGCCGCTGCGAATATGACAACTGCGGCTGCAGCTCTTACGGCTGACGGCATTGCATCCGCTCTTACACTGTTCGGCGAAGATATCGATGGCGAGAAGGTCATTCTTGTCAATCCGGCGGCTTATGAGACAATCCGTAAGGCTAACGGCTGGATTCCTGGAACAGAGGTTGCGGCAAACATGATTATCCGTGGCACCGTTGGTATGATTCATGGTTGCCAGGTTGTTGTTTCCAACAAGCTGACTACTGCAAACTGCGCTTACATCGTCAAGCCTGGTGCGCTGGCTATCTACAACAAGAGAGGCATCCTTGTTGAGACAGATAGAGATATCATCAACAAGAGTACCGTAATCACAGCTGATCGTCATGCGGCCGTATATGTCCTTGACAAAACCAAGCTCATCAAGATGCCTGGACAGGCTACAACCTAATAAGGGGACTACATGAAAGTTTTTATCGCCATCCCATGTATGGATACTCTCTCAGCAAAGTTTGCTCAGTGTCTGGTCAACCTTGTAAATTACAAGCGTGACTTTGATGTTGAGGTGGGATTCCACATTGGCAGTCTTGTATATGACAGCCGAAACAAGCTTGCTGAGAGGGCGATAAATTCAACAGCAGATTATATCTTCTGGTTGGATTCAGACATGACATTTATGCCGGACACTCTCGACATGATGGTTGCAGAGCTTGAAGCGAACAACTACGAGATGTTGGCTGGTATGTATTTCAGACGCAGACCGCCGTTTACCACGACATTGTTTAAGACCTTGAATATTTCAAAAATGGGTGTTGTCAGCGAGGAATTCGATGAAATCCCAGATGAGATTTTTGAGGTTGCCGGATGCGGATTCGGATGCGTTCTCATGAGGCGAAATGTCTTGTGGAATGTCCTGTGCCAGCACGGATATATGTTTTCGCCAATCGATGCGGTCGGCGAGGATTTGAGTTTCTGTTGGAGAGCGAGGCAGTGTGGTCACAAGATTTACTGTGATCCTACAATCGCACTTGGGCATGAGATAAGAACTATAATCACCAAAACGAATAGAGGAATATTTAATGGGAATGCTTTTAAGACACAGACCTAGTGATTCCGAAAACATCACTACAACAGAGTGCTTCGGAAGACCAGAGAGCGCAAAGCCTGTCGAGAAGACAAGCGAAAGCGTTAAGGACGAGAAGCCAAAGACCGTCAAAAGAGGCAGACCAACCAAGCAGTAAAGGACGAGGACGCTAGTTATGGATGAAATCAAACAGAACGTCATGCAGATGTTATTCGACTATCTGACAGAATCTGAAGATAGCACCACGGTTAGTGTCCTTGCCGACAGAGCGATGATGGCTTTCCGAGAGTATCGGAATTATCCAAGCACATGGGATGATGAGGCTGTTATCGCTGACATGACCAAACATATCAGTTGCATATCGGACTTAGCTTTGTATGAGTGCATTCAGCAGGGTGCAGAATTCCAGTCGATGCACATCGAATCTGGACTGTATCGGATGTGGAATAACAAAGGGAATGTATTCACTCAGCATCGCATTGTTCCGTTTGTGACTGTATAAAAGACGGTTGCATGATGCAGGCCCTCCACTGCATTGTAGGGAGTGTCTTTTTGGGCGGTTGGGCTGGACACTATTTTATTGGGGGAATGAGACATGAGGTGCTTACTGAGACAAACGCAAGAGTTATGGTTCTCTGTTAAAGCCATGGGATTTACTGGCATAGATGAGACTTCTACGTATTCGAAGCCAGAGATGCACAAGTTTACGGTTTCGGCTACTGGCTCAACTCCAGAAGACTATGCCGCTGGTATTGTCCCCGACTATGACAGATACATAACATCATTTGACCGCAAATTTCAGCCTATCGAAGGCATGCAGGTATGGGTAGATGTCACTCCAGAATTCGATGAGAATGGCTATATCAAACTCACAGATGATGGAGAGCCTACTGTACCGCCGGACTACACGCTCAAACGTAAGGTCGATACCAAGATGGGCAATGTAGCCAGATATCTTATCAAGAAGAATGGCAATGAGGTAGGTGATTACGGTGGTTATTAAAATCACTGGACATTCTGCGGAATCTCTTCAGAAGGCGGCAAGACAAGTCGAAGCTTATCGTGACCAGTTGATTGATAACAATGCAGCTTTCCTTTCGACACTGCTCAGTGTTGGAGTGAGGGAAGGCTACAACTACAACAACAATGTTGCGGACGATTACGATCCACCCGACTTCGAACGAGTAGACCCACTCATGTCTGGTGGGAGTAGTCCTAAAATGTCAGCTACTCTCAGCCTTGTCGGCGAGGATGCCGCTTTCGTTGAATTCGGAGCAGGTGTCCACTACAACGGAAATCCTGGCGGTTCTCCACATCCACTTGGTGCGGAACTTGGCTTTACCATCGGTTCCTACGGTATGCATCAAGGTCTAAATGACTATTGGTTCTACAAAGAGGACGGCGAGTGGAAGAAATCGCATGGTACTCCGGCAGAGATGCCGTTATTCCGTGCCGGACAGGCAATGAGGAACAATCTAATGGCGGTCGCTAGACAGGCATTTAGGAGTAAGTAACATGGCAACAATTTTGGATAATCCCATCGAAGAGATTTTCGGACGGTTCGTCAGCGAGTGTGTGAGCAACAACATTATCTCTGCAGATAACATCTCGTTTGGCAAGTCTGATGTCGGGGCGAGGCTCCCTTGGGTGGCTTTTAAACCGATGACAAACTACACTTGGTTACAAGCTAGGGACCTGTCAAATAACGAGCCTGGAATCATCGTCAATGTTCAAGTAGAGTGCTTCTCCAAGAACGAATCTACGGCGATGAGGCTTGAGGATGATACGAAGCAGATAATGTTCAACATGGGCTTCTATTCGGTCGGCTTCGCACAAAGATTTAAGAACAATGAAGTCCATCGATACATTGCTCGTTACGACCTTCGATATACTGGCAGTCTTCTGGACTTGTCAGACCTATGAACACTTAACTGGCATCCGCTAAGAGGGTGTCACTAACCACAAATAGATAAGGGGTATTATAATATGTCTGCTAAAGCTCATAATAATATCGGTACAATCCTTAAATTCGGCACAACTGCCAATTCTCTTTCCGAGCTGTGCAAGATCAAATCTTATCCTCAGCTGAACGGCGAGAGAGAGCAGATTGAAACTACAGACCTCACGGATACAAGCCAAACATTTGTTCCCGGCGTTCAGTCTGTCGAGAGTATGCAGTTCAATGCAAACTTTACTCTTACAACATACCAGTCTCTCAAGACCAATGCTCTTACGGACGGCTACTTCGAACTCGATTTTGCCTCTGCCGGAGCAAAGGCTACATGGGAAGGACAGTATGATGTATATGTCCAGGAAGGAGAGGTTAACGGACTGGTCGAGATGACAATTGTCGTTTATCCTTCCACGGTTGTGACGATCGCAGCACTGGCTACAACTTAACCACAACACCATATAATTAACTGGGAGAGGGACAGTTATGTATTTATTCAAAATTCACGGCAAAGAATACAAAGTAAGATTCACATATAGAATGATTTGCGAGGGTGACCTTCTTGACAAAGTTTCTGCAATCAGTGATTTCACTGATCTTGACGCAAAGGGTGTCATTGGCAAACTTGCGACTACCACCGCAGAACTTCTCCTCGCCGGACTTCAGAAATACCATTCTGACGAGTTTGGCTACAAGGATGAGAACGACAGGAAGGCACTCATCGATGAAATCCTTGATATGTTTGATGACTACGAGGACGAGTCCACAGAGGAACATCCGCAGTCCGCATTTACCTTGTTCACCGATTTGCAGGGAGAACTGGAGAAGAACGGTTTTTTATCCGCAATGATGTCAGCAACAGCGGAAATGACGAAAGCACAGGAGACGGCGGAGCAGACGAAAGCGGAGATGGAGAATACTCCGGCGAGAGTAATCGCTATGAGTCCTACAGAGAGCGAGTCCTAAACGAAGCATTGCCATACTTCCTCATGTTAGGAGTTGGCGAAGAACGTTTCTGGGAATCAACTCCAGTGGAATTAGAGCCATACCGCAAGATGGATGAGATGCAACAAGAGCGTCTCGACAACCAGATGTGGATGATGGGTGCATATGTCACTCATGCCGTGGGGGTGGCAGTAAGCAACGCCTTGAATGGCAAGAAATCGAGGGCAAAGTACTTGAGCGAACCTTTCTCAGTTTCCGAGAAGAGAGAACGAGAGAGAACTCCAGAAGACGATTTGCTGAGATTCTCTGCTTGGGTGGCTGTTTACAACGATAATTTTATAAGAACACATGGGGGGCAAGGCGAATAACCTTGCCTTCTTTTTTATTTTTATGAGGTAAAACAATGGCATCTGAATCTAAAAAAGTCGATGAGCTACAAATACAGATTAGCTCTGATGCCAGGGTTGCGATTAGTCAGCTGAATAGTCTGGCTACGGCATTAGACAACACTGCTGCTGCGGCCTCTAGGCTGGCAAGTGCGACAGGATCGCTCAACAGTTTTGCCAGTGCTATATCTAAAATTGCGAATGCCGATACACAGACTGCGGTTTCCAACATCAAGTCACTTAATAAGGCTTTGGGTGGAAAAAACCTTCAGAGTAAGAAGGTCAACGTTGACATAGCTGTTAATGGTATTGACAACATTCAGAAACTTCAGAGGCTGGCGATGCCAAAAGTCGGCACAATCAATCTGAAGGATACTGGAATTACGGCTTACATTAATGCGCTCAAGAGACTTGCTTCTGTTGATATGAGTAAGTTTGATACTTCTTTCCTCGAAAAGATTGGAAAGATTGCCAGTGACATGAATGCGCTTGGCAGTATCGATAAGAGCATTACAAAGTTTGTTTCAGCAATATCCAGGCTTGCCAATGTAGGAGAAAACACTTGGAAAACTGGTTCTGGACTTGTTGATCTTAGCGATGGGCTTGAATACATAATAAAGAGACTCAGTCGGCTTGGCGGTGTAAGCTCCGATATCAGCATATTCATTGCGGCTCTTGGAAAACTTGCATCCGCAGGTGAAAATACATGGAAGACTGCGTCTGGTCTATATGACCTTACAGATGCGGTTGTCCACTTCCTCGAAGAGGTCAGCAAAGCTCCACAGCCGAGTGCCAACATGGCAACTACCATCCAAGGGCTTGGAATGCTTGCGATTGCCGGACAGAATGCCGGAAAGGCGATGGCTAACTTCTCTAGGAGCGGCAACCAGGCGGCGAACATGATACTTGGTTCGCTTGGCACTGCGCTTAAGTCGTTTGGTCATGATTTGCTCTGGGTTCTTGGTACTGTACTGAAGCTTGGTGGAATGGGTGCGTCTGCACTGGTTTCCTTCATGCAGAAATTTCATCTGATACCAAGCGCAAGGAGCGATGTTGACAGGATGGCTCTTAGCTTCGGCAACCTTCTGAGAGCGGTTCTTCCGTTCTATGGAATCCGAGGAGTGTTCGATTGGCTCAAGGAGTCGTTTGGACTTGGCTCATCTGTAGTTGAGTTGCAGAACGTTATCGACACTGCTTTTGGCTCGATTGTCAATGGCTACAGAGACATCTCTGGCTATATCTACAACTGGTCTAAAGACACGATTGACGCTTTCGGTGTATCCGAGCTTGCCGCTCAAAGGTATGCTGGACGAATCATGTCTATGTTCAACTCCAGTGGTTTTGATGCAAACGAGCAGATGAGAG